GTGACGATGCCACGGGCCTCATCAATGGCCTCTTTGGCCTCGACCAGATGCCCCTTGAATTCGTTGTAAAGCTCACACCCCTGCTTGATGGCAGCGACAGCGCCTTTGGCGATGGCAAGGAGGGTGAAGGGGTCCACATCACATTACCCCACAGGCTTAATGATCAGATACCCGGGAGCGCCGGGGCCACCACCGCCATTGCCAGAGCCGCCTTCAATGTTTCCGTAGCCGCCAGATCCGCCGCCACCAAATCCGGAGTAGGCGTTTGCCAAAGTCGTGGACGCGCCGCCGCGAAGTCCGGGGGCTTGATTCCCGCTGTAAGAAAACTGCGGAGTGCCAGAGTACAAAACTGGGTCATAAATCGTTGCAGACCCACTGATACCGTTCCCGCCACGCCCAGCGGCAACATAACCACTGACACCAAACCCGCCAGCATTCCCGCCGGTTTGACTGCCAGAACCAGATGCACCGCTGCTGAATGTGATGTTTCCAGACTGAGATCCAGACTTTGTTCCGGAAGAGCCGCCAGATCCGCCAGATGCCCAGCCACCAGCGCCGCCGCCAGAAGCACTCAATGTAAGAGTCCCAGAACTAGTAGACACCGTGGTTGCCACACCAGCCGAGCCTGATTTGCCGCGATTGCCAGCGTTGACATACTGCCCGATTGGAGCTTGATAAAGGCCACCAAAGTCGTTTGTGTACCACCCTGCGGCGTACCCTTGATACCCAACGCTGTACGTGATTGTTTCGCCCGGAGTGACGGTAATGGTCCCACGGAAAGACTGCCCGCCACCACCGCCGCCACCAACTTGAATGTAGTTTTCGCCGGGGCCAGAAGCAGAGCCGCCGCCACCGCCAGAGCCCGAGCCCTCCAAATAGATCTGTGTCACGCCAGACGGCACGGTGTACGTGCCAGAGAGGCTTGATGTGGCATTCGGCGTTGGAGCCAGCACATCGTAAGTGTTTGTGAAGTACTGCGTCACCGTGCCGCCACCAGAGAGTGTAAGCACCACGGTCTGAATGCCATTTGTGCCGCCGCTACACCAGCCAGCAAAATAGTTGAGTGGCGGGTCAAAAGTCATGGACGTACCATTCACGGTAGCCGCCGTCACAGTGCCGGAAATGAACGTGGCGTAGATGTAGATCGGCCAAGAAGTTGATGTCCAGCTAGACGCAGAGCCAACAGAACTTGTTTGCGTGGAGAAGGTAAGCAACGGGCTGTTGTTGGGCGCACGATACCCAGCAACTGTCGCAGCCCCGAATGTGGTGAGGATTGGCATGGTTATGCGTACCTTGTTTGCGAACCCAAGACAGTGAAAGTGGCTGAAGCGGTTTTCACAATTGTCAGTGCGTAGACAACCACCCCGCTCACATACGCCGTGGTTGGACTTGTGCCGTTCACCCATTTCGGGGTCACTGTTGAGCCGTCAATCTGAATGGTGCTGGGGATGTATGCGGTCGAACCAACTGTGACAAGCAAAGCGATTGTGAGCGATTGGCCGGTGGACATCACCGAGTTCAAGCTGGTTGAGCCATCCCCACGAATGTTCAACGTGAAGTTTGTGGTTGCGTTGCTGGTGTAGTACTGAACAACTTGGGTCTGAACATCAAAGTTGGTGGTGCTGGTTGGGGCGGATGCCGTGATGGTCGCCTTCTCCAGCAAGCCCTGAATGCTGTTGCCCGTGGTGAAGGTGTTGCTCGATGCGGTCGCCCCAGAAAGCGTAACCCCGGCAACCGCGCCGCCAGTGATTGCCACGCTGTTGGCGTTCTGGGTGGACATCGTGCCCAAAGCACCTGTGGCGTTGCTCACAGCTGTGCCAACAAAGGCCGTGGTGGCAATCTGGGTGGTGTTCGTGCCAGCCGATGCCGTGGGCGCAACAGGGGTTCCAGCCAGCTCAGGGGAGATCAGGTAGGTGACCTGCTGGACGAAGTTCGTGCCGTCAGACCAGACCGCGATGGTCTTGCCAGCGGGGATGGCGACACCAGATCCAGCCGCTGTGGTGTTCCCAATCACGGTCGAGTTGTAGATCGTGGCCGTGTAGGAGCTGGCGTTCTTGATGATGTACAGCTTGGACACCGGGGGCGCGTAGACGGCAAAGTTCGCACCGGTGGAGGTGTTCAAAGTCAGGATGGCCCGCACCGAGGAGTTGGCCGAGGCCGTGCTGGAAGGCCCGTTTAAATAGGTCAGAGCCTCGTTGGCGGATGCCGTGGTGACTGACACACTGCCAGCGACTGCCGCCTCCAGCACCGTGGACAAGTTGTCGTTGGTGGTGGTTCCCCATGTGCCCGCCTGAGTACCCGTGGTGATCAGTTCGATGCGAAGGTTGCTGGAATAGGTACTCATGCCTTGTCCTTAGTTGATGGTCGGGATGTCAGTCCACCCCGGATTTTGATCCGTGTCATCGTCAGACCAAGTCGTGGTCTGGGCGGTATTGATGTTCTGCCAACCTGCGGTCTGACTCGTGTTCACCGCCGCCCAAGCCCCCGGCTGTGCGTCATTGATATTTTGCCAGTTTGGAGTCTGGCTGTCATCAATAAGTTCCCAGAGGAGGCGGGCCGTCATGGCATCCAGCGCCGTGGCGTATTCCATCACGGAGAGCACAAGGACAGGAGTGGCGGAAGCACTATCGGTCGCTTGAACAAATTCGGCCACTGCCGCCAAGAAGTGGGCAATTGAGAGCATGGTCTCACTGGCAACGGCGCTCTCGTTTACATCACCAAAAAACACCAAAGATGCCACATTTGAGTCCACGGCGGTGGCAGACTCGCTAATCGCGCCAACCCGAATCAGAGAGGCAGACCCCGTATCAAGGGCTGTAGCCGCTTCTGAGATATTGCCAAAACGAACAGCCGAGGTAGAAACAGAATCAACCCCGGTGGCAGACTCCGAGATATTGGTGGCAAAAGTCGCCAGCATACTGAACTGATCATTCGCAGTGACTGCTTCGGCCAAGTTGACCAAAAAGACCGCCAGCGCAGAGGGGGAGTCGCTGACTGTGGCGGACTCAGAAATCGTCCCAAAAACAGAAAAAGTGGAAGTGACGGCATCCGACCCCGTGACGTTTTCATCGACGGAAGCAACAAATGCAGCTGTCGAAGATACCGCGTCCAAAGCGGTGGCAGATTCCGAAATGTTCCCAATCAAAGTAGCTGTGTTGGTAAAGGCATCAGATACGGTGGCAGTTTCAGCAACATTGGCAGACTTGATGGCCGTGGCATCAACCGAATCAAGGGCGGCTGCGGCTTCCGAAACATCACCAAAAAACACCGCGATAGAAGATGTTGCATCAGAAGCGGTCGCAGATTCCGCAATGCTCCCAGTAAACACGACAGAAGAATCAATGGAGTCGGATGCCGTGGCTGACTCAGAAATGTTGCCAACGCTAGTGACGGACGCGAGAGTCGAATCTGACGCTGTGGCCGATTCAGAAATGAGCCCAACAAAATTTGCCAACGCACTGAATGCGTCCAAGGCTGTAGCGGATTCAGAGATAGCGACAGACAATGCTGCCGTTGAAGATACGCTATCAAGCGCAGTGGCGCTCTCGGAAATGATTCCAAGACGAGTGACTGAAGCAGATGCCGCATCTAGGGCGGTCGTGTTCTCAGAGATGTTTGTAGGGAAAGTCGCGGCAGCAGAAAACGAATCAAGCGCGGTTGCGTTCTCCAAAATACTGGCGGCGTACACGCTCCCAGACGCTGGAAGTGTTGCGTAGGGAACTTCGGAGTACGACGCGAAGCCAAACATCAGCTTTTACCCTCGGCAAAAACATTCACGAAGACCGTGCCGTCTTCCAAAGCCTCGATCTCATGCCACTCACCCGCCACAAGATTCACGGGCTGGGTGTCCTTGGTCATAACCAACTCGCGCCCTTCCTTGCGGATGATGCACTTGCCAGCATGGCACATGGTGAGATGTGAATAGGCGTGTTCATGGCGAGGCAATCCCTCCCCTGCATTTGCATGGTAGACATTCAGGCCAGCGCCGTCCTGCACAACATGAAACTTTTGGAACACGGGCTTGATCACAGCGTTTGCGCTCCTTCAACGGTGGGTTGATCAGGTGCAGGTTGAACGGGCTCAGGAGGAGGCAACGGCGCAAGCGTCCCCGTCTCTCCAACCTGCGGGACAACCACGGCAAGCTGTTGTTCTTCCCAGTAACGCACTGGCTCATACATGCGAACAATCTGCTCCAGCGCCTCGCCTTCGTATGGCAGTCGAGCGCCGATGTGCATGGTCTGGTGACCGTCTGCTGTGTAGACGATCTCCATGCATCGAGCGGCTTCATTGACCGCAATAATTTCGTATGAGTACGTGATGCTCATGTGATGCTCCCAAATCTTGATCCTGTTGCAATCCAAGTGATGTTTGCGTTTCCAGTGACAGCCCCACCGCCAGACCCGCCAGCCCCTCCGGGCTGACCTGTACCTGTTCCTCCAGTGGAACCAGTTGCCCCGCGAGACCCGCCGCTTCCTCCAGAACCTGCTGTGTAGGTCACTGGAACGCCGCAAAAGCACAAAGTTACAGACTGCCCAGAGCTGCCGCCACCAGCGGCTGTATACGTGCCAGCGCCTCCGCCACCAGCAAATCCACTGCCGCCAGCAGAGTTTGCAGCAAACGAACTGATACCACCACCGCCACCACCGCCTTGTGTGACACCGCTACCGTTTCCGCCGCCGCCCCCGCCTCCGCCTCCGCCTCCAATCACGCCACTGGTGTTGTTTATAGAGATTGCAGAGGAGACAGATAGGGCCAGCCCGCCAGCAGAGCCAGCGCCACCGGGGCCAGCACTTGCCGCTGGCCTACCAGCTCCACCAGCCCCACCCATCCCGTAGATGAACCCATTGTTGATCAAGGTTACCCCGCCGGGGAATGAGCCACTGACCGTCAGAGCAGGAGTTCCTGTGGAGTTGCTGGAGATGTAAACGCCAGAGTTGATGGTTGCAGTAAGCGCAGATGAGCCATTCCAGCCAGCCGCAGTTGCCAACGTGGCAAGGTTTGCGTTGGTCTGGTTGGTAGAGATGGTGAACGCAAAAGCACTCGGCTCCCTTCCCAACAGCATCTGCATGATCCCAGACATATCAGGTCACGTTCCCGGTGACAAAGCACACAGTGCTTGAGATGAACAGAACCGTTGCGACTCCGCGAGTCGCCAACGTCATGGATGTCTTCACCGTGTTTGTGCCAGCAATGTAGGCCGTTGGCGCGGAGCAAGTGATCGTGATGTTGCCCGTGGTGTTGTTGGCAATCGAGATTGCGTCACCTTCAGCAAAGGTGCTGGTTGGGATCGTGATGGATCCGCCCGTGCTGACTTGGACGTACTTGCCCACATCTCCCACGGCCAGCGTGTACGAACCGGTCTGAGTTCCAACGGGAGGAAGGTTGCGGAACCCAATCCTAAATCCATTCCCGTTTTCTGAAAAACCGACTGCCCCAGCAGAAGGGAAATAAATTCCAGTATCTGTATCAGTTCCAGTGATTGCCGGGGCAGCCGCTGTCCCATCAACATCCGTGATCCCGTTTGTTCCGTTGAGGATAATTGGCACGATTAGGCTCCTTGAGCGGCCATGTTTGGATCGTCCGGCCACTGGACTGCAATAGCTTGTTGCAAGCTCGGAATGTCAGCGGCGGCGGCAATTGCTTGCTTCGTCAGCTTGGCTTGAGAACGAACAGAGGCACGCCATGCCAGCCAATCAGCAGGTGGCGTGTACTCGGGGTCGTTTGCCTTGCGCGAGTCCATGTAATCAGTCTTTTGAAGCATCTGCCATGCAGTGTCATCTGCCCAAGAAAGCCAATAGCTTCTGATCTGATCTACATCCTTTGGGTTGTTTGGCCCCCAGTAAAACCGTCCATCGTACGGCTCAGGGTCAGGCACTTCGATGATGCCGATGGCTTGCTTCTCCTCAATCGTTGTCACTCGAAGCCAGTTGGCGGGGTAGTGCGTTCCATCAACCTCAAATGGAGTATCAAGGGGAAGATTTTGTCCGTTGAGCATAAACATGGCTGTCACCTTGCAAGTGCGTATTTAAAAGGATTTTCGGCGAAAGCGGCGTAAACATACGTTCCAGCGCTGGCGTTAAGACCCGTCGCAGTGCCTCTGATCTTGAACCCTGTTGAAGTGATGTCAAGATCGTTTGAGGTAGTTTCTGCCGCGCTCTGATTCGCGTACAACCCAGCATTCACCACGTTGAACGGGTTCCTTGATGTGTCATAAATTGCCCAAGATCCGCCAATTCCGTCTGTGCGCTTGATCATGATCCATCTAGGGCGCATGTTGGTCGACACAAATGGGCCGTTTGTCGTTCCCGTTCCCGTATACACCCCAAATGCAGAATACCCATCAACAGCGGCAAAGCAGTATGCAACGTAGGTGCTGCCGTTGGCGTTTACGATAGTTGCTGAACCCAAAGAAAATACCGTGCTCGTGGGGGCCGTGTTGTTCCAATAAGTAGGAGCCGCACCTGCGGCGTTAGTTGAGTTCAAGATCAGTGTGTTGGCACTACCAACATTTGAATGGTAAACGGCCCAGCTATCAGTAAAGTTCCTGCGCTTGATAATGATCATATTGGGCGCAACGCCCAGACCGTGCCCAACAGTCGCATTTGCCGTAGTGCCAGAATATGTCACAACACTGAAATCTGAAGTTAAATTCACATTCACGGTGCTGGTGGTGGAGCCGCTTGTATTTGTCGAAGAAGTCCCGCCAGCTTTCCATTGCCAAGCAATATATGTTGCGGCATTCACGTTGACACCGATTGCGCCAGCATCTGTCCCCAAAGTAAACCCGGTTGAGCCAAAAGCCGTCAAGCTTGTTGCGCTCACAGTGTCTACGGTTGTTGTGTCAGAGCTGATGTAGTTTGTTGCTCCACGCAAGGAGTCAAACAAATTGTGGCTTGTTGCCGCAGACCTAGATTTAATCCAAACAAGATCAGGTTGCATTGACACACCTTGAGCCGCATTTGAGATGGTTGCAATCGCGCCTGAGCCGTTGTACCTTGTAGCCGCCATATAAAGCGACCCGTTTTCAATCAAAGGTGTTGACAGGTTTTGCGTGTTGATTGCACTAAAACCAGATGGAACGGTGTAGGAAAAAGGCCGTTGTCCAAAGTTAATTGACCCAGCTGCGCTACGAGATCCAACCCCAAAGAAATAAATCCCAGCGGGAAGACCAGAGTAAGCTACACCTTGGCTCACGCCGTTTTTGTAAAACGTGATGGTTCCAGCACTCAAATCAAGCGCAATCCCAATCACATCGCCAGTCGTCCAAGTTGCGCCGTAAGAAGCACTTGTGCCGTTGTTGTATTTCAAAGCAGCGGGTCTATAGCCGTACGAATACAGTTCGCCACCCGGAGAAAAACCAAGGTTGTTGTATCCCTGCAAACCAACCCCAACGGCGGCGATCGTTCCCAATGCGGTAAACGACACCTCGGCATACCACTTGCCTGATGAAACACCAATGCTGGAGTACGCGCAGTTTTCAATCGTTCCGTTGTTGAAATCCAAATTGCCGCCATCCAAGATTGAGAGGCCGTTTTGCAACTGATTCAGTGTTGAGTAGTTTCCTCGACCGGTTACACCATCAGCATAAAAAGTTGGCACATCAATCATCGAGTCGTATGTTGCCCCGGCAGTAATACTGACGTTTGTTGTTGCAAAAAAATTATTGTTGCCAGAAAAATCTTTGCCAAGTCCGACGTTGGAAGAAGTTGTCAGCGCCGAGTTGTCACTAAAGTTCAAGTAAAACCCGTTTGTCCCATACGTTCCAGCATATCTGATTGGTTGCCACACCCCCGTGACAGTGTTGGCAATACCAAAAGATGCGGGAGTAAGTTGTTGACCATCAACAAAGTTGACCTCTGCCATAAAACCATCAAAATAATTTGTTCTTGAGTTGTTGTTCACAGAACTCAAGGTTTGCTGGGCAGTGAAATTGACAATAAACTGCGCGTTTAGGGCGGGATCGGTGTTTGTGCCAAACGAAGTAATCTGAACACCATTCACATACAGACGCGCCCGATTGGCTTGCGTCGCTTGCGTGGTGTCAATTGCAATCACAATGTGATACCAGCTAGAGGTGTCTCTGAAAACAGCGCTTGTGCTTTTGTTCATCGCAGTTGACCCACCGTTCACTGCAATCAAAACAAGTGCTTGGCCGCTGTCAAAATACGCCTGAAAAGTGTTTGAGACAGTGCCGTCGCCGCAACCAAAAAAAGTTTTCAGTGTGCCACCAGTGAGTGACCCCAGTTTGATCCACCCGCTCCATGTCCATGTCGTTCTGTTTGAAGCAACCGAAGGAGTTCTGGCGAAGTAGTTTGATCGCGATGCACTAAAGCGCAGAGATCGACTAATCTGATACGCCGACTGGGCGCTGGAGGCTCTGCTGAAAAGTTCGTTCTTTGCGGAAAACATTATGAGAAGTTCTGAACAAAAGTGCCATACCAGTTTGTGCCATCTGCCACAAAGGTCAAAATGTCACGCCCGGTGGTGGCAGTTGGTGTGATGGTTGGGGCATTCCCGGCGGGCCACTTCACGGAAGTGAATGTCGCAGTTCTGCCGCCAGTGCCGTCCTGCACAACAATCAAAATGAATGACTTCCCCGCAGTAGCGGTGGGCATTGTGAAAGTGCAGTTGCCTGTTAGGGTCACCGTCTGCACCGTGCCGTTGGTCAGTGACAAGGTTTGGCTTGTGCCAGAGTTGCCGATAGCCACCACCGATTCCGTGTAATTCGTCACCGTGGGGTTGGTGACGGTTTTGTTGGTCAACGTCTGGGTCAGATCGTTGCCCGTCATCGTGAAGTCAGCATCAGGGACGGTGACAGCACGGTTGGCCGTGGGAGAGGCCGTGAAAGTGGAGGTGAAGGTGGTCGAACCGCCTGAAAGTGCAAGCGCCATGTTTTTTCCTTAGAAGACGACCCAGCGTTGGCTGGACGGCACAGTCACCGTCACGCCGCTGTTGATCGTGACCGGGCCAACTGAAAAGCCATTCTGTCCAGTTGCCAGTGTGGCATTTGCCGTGACTGTGGAGGCTGTCAGCAGGATTGCGCCAACCCCGCCACCAACTGCGTTTGCGGTGTACCCGGCTGGATACGTTACAAAGACATCCTTCGTCCCAGCAGAGAAGCTGACCTTGCTCCCGCCAGCGCTGGAGGACAGCACGGTGTCGCGGGAGAGGGTTGTGCCAGAGGAGGTGTATGTGCCAATGCCCACCTCCCATTCGGATGTGCCTTGACCAGCAATCGTGTAGTAGGTATTGTTCCCGTTACCAATTGCTGAAAACGACTGGAAGCCTGTGGCAGCTCCCCCGAGTGTGACGGTTCCCGTCCCTGTCGTTGTCGTAGTCTCCTTGACCCGGTCGGCAAGAACGAAAGCCATTTATCACACTCCAGTCAGGTCATCTTCTTTGAACCAGCGTTGTTGAAATTCACCGTTGGCATCAGTCCACTCGATTAAGCAGTAAACCTCGCCAGTCTCTTCGTCCATGCGGAAACCCTGAATTGGGCCTTGCGGAACGACGGCGTTCACACGAACAACATCGCCTCTTTGGTACTTTGCCATCATGCCTCCTTAAACAGCAGTCAGGTTGAAGGTGTAGGTGACACTCAATGTATCACCAGAAACCACTGAGCGATCACCACCAGTGAAATCAGAGGCGGAGAAGAGAATGCCAGTCGTGCCGCCCTTGGTGTTGTTGCTCGTGAGGAACGCGCCGCCCACAGTGGTCGCGCCGTTGATACTGAACGACGCAGGAGAGGCAGAGTTGGTTGCCACAGAAGGGTTTGCCGTGGTGGGCGTACCAAACGTACAGGCGGGGCGGGTAGCTTGGCTATAGGCCGTCACCTCAGTCCAGCCAGCATGGGAAGACATCGTGTCAGAAGCCGCAGGGTTGTTGGTGGAGCCAGAGCCGTAGAGGCCGATGTACCAAGCCGCCGTGTAGGCGGAACCGGTGAAGTACTTGGCATTCATGTCCTGAAGACCCTCATTCACCACAAGGTTGTGGTTTTCTGAGCGCCATTTCAGGTTTCCGTCCTTGTCGAAGCACTCGACAGTAAAGAAGCCCCCGGCTTTCGCGGTTTCAGCCGTACCTTGATTCCCTGTAACCGATGCCTCGAACTGGTCAAAGGCTTTTGCTTTGTTGTCCAACATGTCAGTACTCCTTATGCGATACGCACGATGGCGTTGGAGGCATCGGCGACTGGGAAAGTGATTGTGAAAGTGTTGTTCGACACCGTCTTGTCAGAGCCAAAATCCAACACTGCCACAGACTTGTTGCCTTGTGTTGCATTGTAGATGAGGGCTGCTCTCGCTGTAAACGAAGCAGAGGCCCAAGAGGTGTTCGCGAAGGACACGTATGCCACCGTGCCAGACGATGTCGGAGTGGTGGCTGTGAGCGTGTTGCCGCCCGCCGTGTACCCGGTTCCAGTCACCTCGTTCGTGGTGCTGTAAACGGTGGTGGTCGGCCCCAAGTTTGCGTTGCCCGTGTACAGGGCAATCTTGAACGTGTCGGTCAGGAAGTTGTGAACGCCATCGAGCAACTCAACCTTGAAGCTCGTGGTGGCCCCTTGCATGATGCTCATGTGACCGCCTGTCTGTATTGACCAGAACGGTATGCGTCCTGACGCTCCATGCCATCGCCCAGACGCTTGGCAAGAGCAAGTGCTTCCTTGTACTTGCCGTCGTAGAGGGCCATGAGGTCGGCCTCGCCCTTCATGAACGTGTACGCCTCAACCAAAGAGCCGTACAGAAGCACGGAATCGAAGTTGTCACCCAGCCATGTGTGGCCGTCGCCGGAGTCCACAATCGAGGTCGGGTAGTAGAAGTAGTGAAGCTCAACCGTGTAGGCCGCATCAGGTGTGGGG